CACCGACAGCCCAGGGCCAGGAGATTTTCCGTCCCAAAAACCTGCCGGGCTTGCGTCCGCAGGTAGCTCGCCTCGTGGCTTGGCCTGCCGCAGCGCGGGCACTTCCTATCGGAGATCCGCTTGGCAATGATTTGGATACCACCATCCACGCGCCGGACATAATACCTCCCCAGGTCCAGTTTGTTGAGGCCGAATACCCGCATTGCACTTTCGGCAAGTTGCATCATGGTTACTTGGCGGCGGTAGGATGGATTGCGCAGGTAGCGGTCAATGTAATTAGCCACTTCTGTTTTGACTGCTCGATAGCTGGCCAGGTCTACCACTTGACTAGCGATCGCCGTCATGATACTCTCTCCTTAAGCGTAATTAATCTTGACGGCCGGCTTTTTCCGCGGAGCCGGCTCTTTCTTTCTGTACCGCCGGGCCACCAGTTTGGCCCGGTGTTTCCTTGCCTCTCCGGTCAGGTCCAACCGATAGTCTTGGGCCCCTCGGATCATCCAGACCTCGATCCCAGTAACCACGTCCAGGGCTTCCTGCCAGGCCGCCAGCAGGGTCTTCCGGTCCTCTTCGTCCAGGTGCTCGGGCTTAGTTTTGTTTACCAGCCGCAATTTCCGCAGGGCCTCAGCCAGTTCCTCCAGTTCCTCGGCCAGCTTGGTTGTGACGGCCATCAAGCTGAGGTCCACCTGGCCGTTCAGCCAGCCAGCGCTGAAGATATTGGCCGGGCAGGCTGCGCAGAGCTCTAGGGCGATCCGGGGGCTCACCCGGGCCAGTTCGGCCTTGGCTTCGTCCGGCACCCGCCGGCGCCCGTTGGCCCAGGCCGTCACCGCCTGGCGGCTATAGCTCGTAAGTCGGGCCAGCTCCCGCTGGGTAAGACCCAGGCGGGGGAGTTCTTCCTGGAACGCTGTAGCTATGCTCACCGTTTTCACCCCCTTTCTGTAGCGGTATGAGGCTTGGAAGATACCGGCTTCTCTGCTACGCTAGAAATGCAAGGGCTGTAATCGTCGTAGGACCAAGACCATCCATGGCTAATTGGTCTTTGATGCCGCCCGCACGCTGGGCACCATTCTTCACCATCGAGCACGATTCGTATTGGACCGCCACAAGTGTGACATTTTCCGCAGTTCATTTTGCTCCCTCCCACCGCGGCCCCCACACTCCCCGCCGTGGGGCCGCAAAACTTGCCTCAGTCAAGCGGATTAACAAATGTCCGAAGGACGTATCCTGGTATGAGCGTGTAAAAGCGACACTTCCACAGCACTTTTGTTCCCCTGATCGCTGTTTGCCATCTCTTCCTGACTTTAGCCACTTTGCTTCACCCCCTTCCCTTCGCCAGCTTGAGCTGTGGCCTTTTTCGCTGCAGCTTGTTCCTCGGCCCAGCGCAGAAACCTCGGTAAAAGGATCTCGGCAGCCGGGCGCAGGTCTAGCATGGCATCACCTCCTCGCGGTAAAATAAACTGGCACTAGGGCGTGTTAGGCCCGTCGGTGCCGGTGGGCTGGGTGCTGGAAAGCAGCACCTTTGACAAGGTAAGTTGCACGAATGCGTTTTTGGAGATGCCCAGCTTTTTTGCCTGGTCGGTGACGGCTTTATCCAGTTCAGGAGTGAGTCGATAAGTAGCAGGACGCTTCTTGATTGAATTCACTTTGGTTTCACCCCTACACCTATCTTCCGTACCGGTGGGTTGGGCAATCGAACAAGCCAGGCAGTAATAACGAACGCCGTAACGCCTGCTTACCTCATGTTTACCGCCTTGCTCCTCCCACTTCGGCGAGGGCATGAATGGTTGCCCGCATCTGGCGCAGGTCCGGACAAGGGGACTGACTAGAACACGGCTCATCTGGAGTACCTCCTTACTGGTTTACCGCTTGCTGGTCTTGATGGCCGGCGTTTGGGGCGGTATTCTGTCCCGTTTCGTGGCAGTCTTCAGCAAAAAAAATCGCTTCAATGGTGGTCTCGAAGTAGTCGGCTATGCGCTTGGCCAAGTCGAGGTCGGCTTTTCTCAGCCCAATTTCGATCATGGAAATATTTGACCGCGAAGTGCCCACCACCTCGGCCAGTTGTTTGGCCGTAATGCCACGGATCTTACGATATTCCTTGAGCCTGTTCATATCTCTCACCGCCTGGTTAAAGTTTACCACGAAACGTGGCAGCCGTAAACATTGATTTTTCAGCATCTGTCCCGATTTGTGGCTAATTTCTTCCGATATGGCTTTCAGTCTTCTTGCCACGGAATGAGACTTTATTTTGTCTCATATTGTGGTAAAATAAGGCCGGAGGTTACATGATGGATGATAAGACGAAAGTGGGAAGGCGTATAAAGGAGCTTCGTGAACAGCTAGGGTTAACCCAGGAGGAGTTAGCCGAAAAGGCTAGCATTTCGCGTTCGGCTTTGGCTAACTACGAAAGTGGAGTGCGAGAACCCAAAGGAATAATCTTGGTGCGTCTGGCTGAAGCGCTTGAGACCAGCGCCGACTATATTCTTACGGGTAAAACGAATGACCAATTCGGCCAACCCGATAACCGAGCCAGCCTCCAAAACTATATTGAACAACGGATACTAACCATTTGCGCTTATATTCTTGCGAGGCATGCCACAGCAGAAGAGGCTGCTAAAGTTTTCGGTGTTAGTAAAAGTACTGTTTATACGGATATGACTAAGCATTTACCAATTATAAACAAGGATTTGGCTAAGCAGGTTAAAAAGATCTGGGAAGAGGGTGCCCAGTCTAGAAACCTAAAGCCCAGTACCCCAACCCGCCCCGACTCTTCGATGGAAGCCAAAGCCAAGATAATTGTCGATAGTGATCCGGAATTTGTTGACCTGCTTTATAGGGTCAAAGACTTGACGGAGGACGAGAAACAGTCCCTCCTGGAACACTGGGAATGGGCCATGAATGTCATAGAAGAAGAGCGAGAACGCAGAAGGAAGTTCAGGGAGAAGTTCAGGAACGGCGGAGGCCAGGCATGAGTTGGGTTATTGATCAGGCACGGGCCGTCATTGCGAGATACAATCTGAATAGTGGCGAGGTCACTTCTCGTAAACTTTTGGAAATCTGCGATGCCGAGAATATTCTAGTCCGCCAGTTCCCCCTCCGTGGTCGGGTCATGGAGCGTTACATCCGCACCCCGGACGGAATATCTCTGCTTACTATCCGTTCCGGCGTCTGCCGGGAGGGTTATCTAAAGCATTATATTGCCCACGGCTTAGGCCATCACTTCCTTCACGGAGGAAATTACGCCTACCTGCACGGTCTCTGGTTGGACAAACAGGAGGCAGAAGCAGAGACCTTCGCGACAGTGCTATTGATACCCAGAGTGCCGGCGGGGTGCGTCTACGATGTTGCCCGGGTGGCGAGAGTGCCATTGAGGGTGGCAGAAAGGAGATTGGCATACAGGTAGGAGTTGTGGCCAGATACGGAACACTGAAGAAGCTGTTCAAGTGAGGGCGGGAACGATGGCCGACATCATGCCTGCCCACCTGGAGAATAGAAAGTGAGAACGGAGCAGAGGCTGCAATGAACATCAAAACAGCTGTAACCTACGCCCGCTTCTCCAGCGACAACCAGCGGGAAGAGAGCATCACCGCCCAGCTCCGGGCCATCCGGGAATACGCCGCCCGGAATGGCATCCAGATAATCCGCGAGTACACCGATGAGGCCAGGAGCGCCACCACCGACGACCGGCCAGGGTTCCTGCAGATGATCCGGGACCTCAAGGACGGGCTCAGGGTAGACCTGGTGCTGGTGCACAAGCTGGACAGGTTTGCCCGGAACAGGTACGACGCCGCCGTCTACCGGAGGGAGATCCAGCGGGCCGGCGCCCGCCTGGTAGCTGTGGACCAGCCCCTGGACGACAGCCCGGAAGGGGCCTTCTTGGAAGGCATTCTGGAGGCCATGAACGAATATTATAGCCGCAACCTGGCCCGGGAAGTCATGAAGGGGATGAAAGAGAACGCCTACCAGGCCCGTTTCAACGGCGGCTGGGTGCCCCTGGGGTACAAGGTGGTGGATGGGAAATACGAGGTAAACGAGGTCGAGGCCGAAGCGGTGCGGCTGATTTTCGGCATGGTGCGGGATGGGCGAAGCTTCCGGGAAGTAGCCAGGGAACTGGAGGCCAGGGGGTACAGGAGCCGGCGGGGAAAGCCTTTTTCAATCTCGGCCATCCACGAGATCCTGCGCAATCCGAAATATGTAGGCGTCTACCGCTATAACAGGGCCCCCCGGCGCATAGACGGGAAGCGCAACTGGCGCCGGGCCAAGAGCGAGGAAGAAATCATCACCATCGCTGGCGCCATACCGGCGATTATCGACCGGACCACCTGGGAGGAGGTGCAGCGGATTTTGGACAGCCGCAAGTGGGAGGGAGGTCCCCGGCGCCGTGGGCCCAATTTCTACATACTCACAGGGAAGCTGGTATGCGGCCTCTGCGGTACTCCCTGCGTGGGTCACTCCCGGGGCCGGGACAGGAAAACCCGGGGCATGTACCACTACTACGAATGTAACGCTAAAATGCGGGGAGAGTGTCTAAGTAAGTCGTGGAGGAAAGAAGAGCTGGAGGCCAGGGTCCTGGGTGATGTTGCAAACCGGGTTTTTGCCGACCTGCCGGTTCTAGCCGACCAGATATACGCCTACTATTTGGAGAGGAGGTGGGAGAAGGGCAGCGAGGCCGAAAGTCTGCTGGCCGCCCTGAACGAAGTCACGCAAAGGATGGACAGGCTTTTGGACCTGGTAGAGTCCGGCCAGGCCGACCCGGCAGTAGCCGGCCCACGGCTAAACCGCCTGCAGGCGCAGAAGCAGGACCTGGAAGGTCGGCTGGCCGCCGTACGGAAAGAGATGCCGCAGTACACAAAAGAAATGATTCTGGCCTACCTGGAGCACGTGAAAGGGCACCTTACGGGAGAACTGGGGCCCCACGAGGCCAGGAAATTCGTGGAGAGCTACGTCAAAAAAATAACCCTCTACCCGGACCGGGCAGAGGTCGAATTCCAGCTTGCGCTGGATGGTAAGCATAGCGTTGGTGTCCGAGGGGCGACTTTTACTTATGCTTATACGTTGTTTCGTTTCGAAACGGATCTTCCTCAATAACTAGCCTCTGACACTCCTGGATGTGCCAGAGGATCAGGTCAAAGTTCCGGTGGTCGAGAAGGGACCGGGCATAGACTTCCCACGCCTGGGAAAGCAAGGCGAGCACCTTATTATGTTCGGAGTAATCCATGCCCCCATTTCCCCTCTCCGGCCTCTCTCGTTTGGTGCAAGGCCTCTTTACTGGCGGCCAGGTATAATACCATTACCCACCTCGTTTAGGCCTCTTCCTGGGCATTCTGGTGCGAGGTCTCTGATTGCTTCGCTCGATCAGTTTTCTTGACTAAATAAATCCATTGGCCACTCCACTTGACTAAGTAACCTAGTTAAGTGAAACGCTTAAGTGCCCGAACTTGTCAAGTAATTATTTCACGACCTTTGCCCATTCCTCGCCGAATTTGTCTTTAAACGCCCGCAGCGCCGCCTCAATGAGGCCCTTAACCTCGTCTCTTGTGACCGCTAGACCCAGTTCTCCCGCTCGGGCCGCCAACCACTCTGCAGCCTTGGTGTATTTCTCCTCCCCGTGCAGGTCCCGATAGACCTGCTCCACGAAGCGCACCGCCAGGGCAGCCAATTCCTGCTTCGTGGCCAGTTCTGCTTCTATGCGGCGCATACCTTCGACGCCCAGCCGCTTTCGCAGCCAGGCAACAGCGTAGCCGGCGGCTACGGTTGCCAGGAGGATTAAAACATCATATAGCAAATGCAGTATAAGTTCAGACATGGTTTAGGCCTCCCTTTGAGTAAGTAGCCGATACATCCGCATCAACAGCGCCACCGCCTCGGCCCGGCTAAGTCGGTCGTTAGGCCGAAACTTTTCCGCCCAGGCTACCAATCCCAATTCGGCTGCTTCTGCTATGTCCGCCTCGGCCCAATGACCCTTAACGTCCTCAAACATTCCTCTAGCCTCCTTCTCTTCCTCCGGTCGAAGGCTCACGCCCAAGTGGTCGGCTACCCCCTGAGCTATGGCCCGAGCCGCCGCTTTTTGGAATTCGGGCAATGCTAGACATTTTTCTTCCTCGTGGTGAGAGATAAAGGCCAGTTCGACTAAGATGGCTGGCATTTTCGTCTCCCGCAGCACGTGGTAATTTGCTTCTTTAACCCCACGATCACGTGTCTTGAGTGCCCGCACTAAGTTGTCCTGCACTCTACGCGCCAGTTTCTCCGCCTTGCCGCCGAAGCGGTAGACGTAGGTCTCGGTACCGCGCGCCTCCCGGTTGGTCGCGGAATTGCAGTGGATGCTGATAAAAAGGTCAGCGTCGAGAGTGTTCGCCAGGCTTGAACGCTCCCAGAGCTCGCGGTACTCGTCATGTTCACGCGCGAACAAAACTCGCGCAAAATAAGAAAGCTCCTTCGCGAGGAGCTTTACCACCGCCAGGTTCACGTTTTTTTCTTTCGTGCCGCCCGGGCCTACGGCACCTGGGTCACGCCCGCCGTGTCCTGGGTCTAGCACGATCTTATATTGTGGCACGATCTTCCCTCCCTTCCTCGGTCACCTCCGGCATTGCCCGCCTCCGGCCTAGCTGGGGCAGATAGCCCAGCACCTTGCTGCCCAGCACTACCAGGAGCGGGTAGGTCAGCACCAGGAAAAAGTCTACCTGGTTAGCCGAGAGATCGGCGGCCAGGGCGAAGCGGTAGGCGGTATAAATCCAGGGCGGCAGAGCGGCCAGAATGGCCACCTCTGCAATGCTCAGGCCCTCAAGATCGTTCCAAAATCCCCGCACGGCTACCGCACCACCGACAGCACTATTTGCACCAGGATGCCTCCCAGCGCCCCCGCCACAGTCCAGCCGAGACCATTGAACTTGCTGTCCAGCCGCTCTATCTTTTCTTCGATCCGCTCAAAGTGGCCGTTGGTCTTGCGGCGCCAGTCTTCCAGGTCTGAAATCCGCTCCTCCAACCTCGCCTGCGCCACCTCAAGGGTGGCAAGTTTTTCGGCCATGTCCAACCTGCCTCCCCCTCTCGAGCAAAATTTAAGCCGCCTGTAAGAGGCGGCTTTTGCAAATTCTTCGCGACTTAGATTACTGCACCAGATGCCTCCTGTACTGCTCCCGTTTCCTTTCATCGCTCACCTGCGCGTAGACTTGCGTTGTGGCCGGGTTTGCGTGGCCCAGGAGGGCCTGAACCGCCGCTAGATCTGCACCGTTGTTCAGGGTCAGCGTGGCGAATGTGTGCCTCATCGTG